TACACCAAGGTTGGTCTCACCGTATGATAAGGCTCATTATACAACGATCTGGTCTGACAAAGTAGATTGTGATTGTGTGTCACGGCTCAAGTCCAACCAGAAGTCCAACCAGGTTTCTCAACCTCAACGGCCCAATGAACTACACACCAATCATCAATTGCAGACTGGTCATGAATCAGGTGTGCTTTGTCTCCTTGCACCATCATCAGTATCCAGTTTTTATACCAACCACTAGATAGAATCTGTTTCTCTGACCAAGTCTCCACTACATCTTGCCCACACTCACCTGGAAATGATATTGAGTAATACTTCATTTTGCATCTTCCCACTTCCAGCCTAACAGTTTCTCTGTAAACCAAATCTGTATTCGTAGAGGTTTCTTGTACATAGCAAATGTTGTTTTTAAAGCTCCTGGACATATTACCCAATGTCCCACTGCTTTCGGCCAGTCGGTTATTGAGAATGATCCAGCAAGCGAAAACGGAACCTTTTGTCCTTCGTATTTGTATTGTGATTCTTCACTCATGCAATACACCCTCTTTGTGCCCATAAATTAATTCTGTCATACCAACTGAGAGTCCCAAATCCTGAAATGTTTTTTGGTGTGTACTAAAGATTTTATCAAAAATCACCAGTTTGTCTAATGGATATTCTTGAGCCAACGAGAATACTGATGGAATGATGCCGTAAAGTTCAATGATATTATCCAATTTAGTACCATTAAAATAACAATCCTTAATTACGTTTAGACTTTCTTTGTGAGTTTGAATAAAACTATCTGCACCATCTTTCCATGATTTTTCTGGATTAGCACCTTTGAGTGTGCCTGGATTAATAACCAATCTTAGTTTCTTGACTTGAACACCGATTGACTTTAGTCGAGTTAATTCGTTTGCAGCGGCCAAGATTGTTGAAGTTTTTGATTCAATAGAAACAACCAAGTAATAGATACCATTGTCATTTTCGTTATTGTTATAACCCATACTTGTTAACCAAGATTTTGCTTCTTCTTCTTTGAATGATTGTGAGGTTGATTTTTTACCTGCTTGGATGCCTTGTACTATCATTCCAAATTTTTGACTACCATATGCATCATTCGTAACAGTTTTCACAAAATGTTCAATATCACTTTGTGTATTTTTTAGGCGACCAGTGGTTACTTCATTAATACCACCTGTAATAACATCGTTTAGTGTTTGTGGTGAACGTGGATTTTCTGTTGGATTACGATATAAAGAAAACATAACAAATGAATGCCAGTCTGAACATTCGTAGTAATCTACGAGAGCGTGAGTGAACCCTTGTGCGATTAATTCTTCCAATCTGGTACGACCATCATTGAAGTATACTTTCTTATCCATCATTAGACAAGCGGCCATTGGTATATGAGAAAGAACATAACCATTCTGGCGAATACTTGCCCAAACTTCTGGTGCTTTATTACCACGGCCGTTAGAACGAGCCGATTGTACCATCATTTTATTTTTAACAGCAAATCCCCGCATAATTAATGGATATTGGTCCAGTTGGTCTTCTGGAATATCATATATGATATCTTTGATGGCCATAACCCGGCGGTCTTTAAATTTTAAACCAGGAAAATTTTTACTAAGTACTTTGTTGTTGTAGAGTCCGGGCCAAACTTTTGGATTGATGTAAGCCTTTGAAAGTTCTACGTGTTCTTGTGTAAATGTTTTTTCTGATAGTGGTACTGTATGTGATAAACTCATTGTGATTTCTCTCCATTATAAAGTTTGATTGTTTCTTTGATGGCACCATAGCCTATGCCGACTATTATAACACAGAACATGGAACCAACCAAGAGAAATAAGCAAATGATTGCTATTTGTACCAGTCTCTTGACGGTGTACAACAATAACGAAATTAACTTACGCATTTTTTAGAAACTTGTCGGTATTCCTAAATCAGGACTACTACTGTTGTCGCCAGAACCTATTACGCAGGCGATTTTAGCTTCATATTCCACTATGGTCCATGTTCGTTTCTCTTTGTTGTACATCAGTGTCATGTGTGTACCAAAGTTGGTTTTGCCGGCCCATATAGGCAGTTCTCCGAATTTCTCTGCAAAGTGGCTCATCACAAACTCGGCATTACCACATTTTACTTGTTTCGTAAGATTAAAAGCCTCTTGCGAATATGTTGTGTTGCCTATCAGGAGTGCTGATAGAAGAAATAGTTTACGCATTTTGGTTCCTTAAATGAAATAGTCTGGAAGCGCTGGAAGAAATAGAGGGTTATTGAAACCGATATTTGACGATAGTAATACCTGAACCACCAGCATAAGTGGTTGGGGTGGTAGAAACACCAGAACCGCCGCCAGTATTTACTGAACCAGCAGTACCTGCTGTTCCTAGATATGCTGTTGCACTAGTACCTCCACCAAGGGCTGCTTGGCCTGCGCCACCAACACCTTGTAATGCAGAGGTAAACCCTCCACCACCTGGACCATAATATTTTGTTGTGCCTGAAATGTTAGAAGAATATCCATCAGCACCATTGACACCAGTAGAATAACCACCAGCACCACCGCCGCCGGCACCGGTTGACGGACTGTTTTGACCACCTGCGTATGATTGAGGTGTTCCGCTAGTACTACTTCCTGCAGTGATGTTATATGAACCACCAGAGCCACCTCCAGCTGTAATTGATACTGCACCACCAATTACTGATGAACTATTACCATTATTACCCTTACGTGGTGCAACAGACGTGGTGCTAGATGTTGCACCGGCACCAACAGTAACAGTATATGTTACACCTGCAGCCAATGCTTGTGATGAAACATATTGAACGCCGCCACCGCCGCCACCACCTTTGTTAGTTCCAGGAGTTCCACCATTACCTGATCCGGCACCACCACCGCCAGTTGTTAATATCTCAACATTTAATCCATTAGGACCAAGTGAAGATCCGGTTAAAGAAAACGAACTACTAGTTAAAAATGTGTGTATTTTATAATCACCGACAGTTGTAACAGTACCACCAGTAAGTACTGCATCATGTGCTCCAACTATACCAGCAGATATACTTGGGCCTATTGTTATTCCTGGTCCAAATGTTATTGTTCCCATTTTTTTATCTTTATGTTAAGTTAGATATCGTATGATGATGATACCTGAACCACCAGCAAGCGGTGTTCCGGAAGGTGTACCCCAACCACCGGCACCACCACCAGTATTAGGTGCACCGGCAGTCGCATTTGAACCTGCTGGATTAGCACCGCCGCCACCCCATCCACCGCCGCCAAGTGATTGTGTAGTTTCACCGGAGCCTTGACCGTTTGTTCTGCCTCGGCCTCCGCCGCCACCATAATATGTCGATGTGCCTGATATATCAAATGCACGGCCGTTCCATCCATCTGCACCGGCACCACCACCTCTTGCGCCTGACAAAGAATTGCCTCCATTAAAACCGTTTCCACCGAAACCACCAGTAGCATGGACTGATTGTTTTTCTGCACCACCAAGGCCAGTGCCTGTTGGGTTTCCACCTCCTCCACCGCCACCTGAGCCACCTTGCTCGCCGCTGCCGTTTTGATTGCCGCCACCACCGCCACCAAGTGCTCTATATGTTAAGAATGAACTATTTTGTCCTTGGCCACCACGTTCGGTGTAATAGGTGACTTCAGCAACGCCTTGACCTACTGAAACATTATATGTGACTGCATAATCTCCAGCGTAAATTGATATACCAGGTATGTATGCAACACCACCGGCACCACCACCGCCGGTTGCGGTACCCGGAACAGAACCGCCGCCAGCACCAACTAAAAGAACATCAAACGTTTTATTTTGCGTACTGTAAAGAGTTAATGTGCCATTTGCTGTAAAGGTGTGTATTGTATATAAACCATTCGCATTCGTAGTTACGGTACCGCCGGTTACTTGAAACTCTGGACGTGGTAAGTTAATTAATAAATTTGGACCTATTGTGATCCCTGATGAGAATGTTATCATTCTGGGAAATTTCTATTAACTAGAATCTCTAAAATCTCTACCACTTGTTCGGCGGTCATAGTACTATCGTCTGATAACCTATCTTCCAATGGAATGATGTGCCATGTCCAACCAGTAGTATCACCGTTATCAATGAATTCATGCCACGCAAATAAACAAACTTCTTCTGCTGGCCTATGTTGTATCATACCACCAAAGGTGAATTGAAAAGTTTCATGTTCTGGAAATTCAAAATCTCTTTTTGCCGAATCTTTATGTATATAAACGACATAAGACTCCATGTTCTCATTACCATGTTCTGTATATACATATTCACCATCAACTTCGGTCTCTAAGTCACCATAACCGTCAAAGGCCATTTTAATGGATTTGATAGGAGAAATGTTATCACCAATTTCTGGTTCTAGAACCTGAGTCCTATTTTCCAATAGTTTGATTAGATTAGATTCAAATGCTTTATAATCGTATTCCATCTTATACCTCTTTGTAAATATTAGACCAGATTTTCAGTTTCTCTTTTTTAGCAATTCTGGCTGCATTAATGTTACTATCAGAAACTATACATTTCTCTACCATAATATCAATCATAGCCAAAAGGTCACCAATTTCTTCTTCCAAGTTTTCCATATTACTTCTCTTAGTAACTGGATGTACAGAATCAAAACCGAAACGGAAAATCTTTGAGATTGCCTGTGTTACTTCAGCACATTCTTCTTGTGCAATACAGAAAATCTCTTTGGTCTTTTTATCCATTAATAACCTCATTCAACAAAATCTGGTTGCCATCACCACCTTGTACGAAAGATTCAGCCAAACCCTCAGCTTCATTTTCTGAACGTACAGAGCTTCGTTGAATAACCCTGTTTTCAACATACATAGTAACTTCCCAAGCATCAAAAAAAGGATCACCACCCCGTCTTAATCGGGTGACAGTAGCTTTTCTACCGGATCCATAATATTCTGAATATATGTCACTACCCATATTCATCTCCTTAAGCAATTAGTTTAATAAATCTGTTCAATATAACACGGCTACCCATCCGGTTACCATTATATTTAGTGAAAGCACTTGCAATACCACGATTAGTAGCATTATCTTTCACTTCAAAAGATGTTTCTTCATCAGTATCTAGGCCAGCTGAACGGAGAATATAATACTCATCATATCCTGTTGTTTCCAAGACTGTAAACTTATCTTTACGGAAATTTGCCTTCAATACTTCTTGGTTCGATTGTTTAGGAAACCATTCATACACTTTACGATTGAAGTCACGGCCATGACAGACATAGAAACCAATAACATTAGATTTGGTTCTGGCTTTCAGAAGCCTAACCAAAGCATCAGTTTGATTCTTCATATCAACATCAACCACTTCTTCAAATCTTGTGATTGGATCACGAATCACCATTTTTTGACCTCTTACAAATATTGGATATAATGAAGAATCATAATACTCACGGAGATTACTACCCTCACCATCAGTCAAAAAGATTGTGTTTACAATTTGTAACTTGTTGGCTTTCTGGAATTCAGGAACAATTGACATTGAATGAATGATTGCTTCGTTCAAAGGAGTACCAGACATAGAGAACCAAGATGGTGTTCGACCACAATAACTTTTACCAAAACCCGAGATGTATGCCAGAGCAGAAGCTGCATATGTAAATTCAGAATTACTCATTCTACTTGAAAGAATGTTAGCCAATCCATACTTATGCAAATGCAAGTCACCAGTTTTTCTTTTGACATTAATCATCTTTTCAGGTACAGTATCTTCCAAGAAAGAATATACTTCAAAAGGAATATTGACTTTTTTACAAAACAAAGCCAAATTAAAAACTTGTTTCATAGTGTTACTCATATGGTCAACCATAGAACCAGACCAATCAAGGAACATAACAAGTCCGTGTGATTTACCACCAGGAACAACAGTTATCTTCTTAAAGATATCTTCATTGAAATTATAAGAGAACACCTTGGCCATATTGATTTCACCAGTCTTTGCAGTACTGGCTCTTTTCATTTGGTCGGCGTTTTTACGCAGTTCGAATTCTTTAACAAGATAGGAAACTACCTTATTACTCTCTTTACGAAACTTCATGTATTCTTCAAGATTAATCTTATTGTAACCATCTTCATCTGCTTTGTAAAACTTCCACAAAGCTTTATGGTCAAATACTTGTTTAGGATCAATGTGTGGAATGTTCACATAAGCATATGATGTTGGATTGCCATCAAATAACAACTTTTCATTTTCTTTGTATGCTTCATCAGTGTAAGAACGGATGTAATCTTCCAGTTCTTCTTTAAGTTTATCAAGATATTGGGATCCAGAACCACGGTTGAAAGCAGGTTCATCACCTTCAACTCCGGAAATACTATCTTCAAACTCATAGGTTTCTTCTTTAGTAGAATCACTATCTCCGTCATCTTCACCAAAACCATCACCAAACATATCAGTGGTTTCGAAATCATCTTCTCCGAAATCATCTTCATCAGAAGCAGATTCTTCGGCCTTGTTCTTTTCACGTTCTTTTTGTTGTTCTTCGAATTGTTGTTTCATGTATTCGAAAATTTTCTTCGATACATCAATCACATCATCATAGGTTTCAGTGGTTTCAACTTCATCCAGCAACTCACGTTCAAAGTCTGTAAACTTGATACGCAAAGCTGCACCACCTTTGCAGTGCAAATTAATACGGTCGAGGAAGTTCATTTCATTGATATCATTACCTTTGATACCAAAGAAATCTCTTTCCATCAATTCACCATAAGCTTTGACAAAGGAGTTTTTAAGACCTGGATATTTGTTTTTGATTTTACGTTCAATGCGGGAATCTTCGACTACATTGGCTACATCTTTAGAAATTTTCAAGGCTCTAGCTTTAATCATTCCGTCCATGGGTGTATAAAGTGCATGGCCAACTTCGTGTCCTGTAAATAAGTCATACAGACAAGAGGAGATTTTCTTATCAAGCACAGGTAAAGTCAATACCCGTGTTTCTACGTTAAATGATGCGGTTTGTACTGGTCGCTGTTCTACTGTAAGGTTTTCAGTAGCCATCAATTTCGCCAGCAATGATTTAGATTCAATTAATTCCATAACAACTCCTGTGTAATAACTGTATTATATCACACATACTGTTAACAATCAAGTGGTTTGTTGTTCCGGTACAACATCTACTTTTTCAATATGAATCCGACCTTCTATAAGTTCAATATTTAAATTGTCACCGGCTTTCCATCCGGTTTCTTCAATTAATTCTGGAGGAAAGGTGAGCATGACGTTACCGGGATCTCCAGGAATATCCTGGAATAAATCCTCAACATTATATACTTTATTCATAGTATTCTTTCATTCTTTTGTACCAATCTTGGTCATCTTCCCATTGGGACATGACGGCCCATTTACGGGTGACCTCATCCAAAGATTTCCAGTCAATAGGCTCTTGCGGTTCTTGTTTTAGCTCAGTGTTTTGCGACATTTTAGTCTCCTACAACAGCAATTTGCGACAAAATTGTCTTTTTCTCATCTTTACGACTATATTTTACGACATTTTTGTGAGCTTGAACCGGCTTAATCGGTGTACGACACACAGGACGTTGTAGTTTTACAACAAAACTCATTTTCTTACTCATTTTAGCGCCTCATTCTTGAAATTTCTACTGCTTCTTCGCTGTTAAACACAGGTACAGCATTTGATTTGTGCATTGTTGCAATTCCCATCACTTTGTCACCAGTATAAATCTTTGGTGATGGCTTTGTAGCTACACCTAGGCCTGTATCTAGTGACGGATAACGTACAGTTTCACGTCCAGCAGGTGTAGTCAACTTATATAAAAATGTAGAAGTTGTTTTTTTGATATTTTTTGTGGATTCATGCGATTTTAACCATTGTTCATACTGTTCCCGAACGGATTTTGGTCCGAGTTTTTTCTTGGACTTTGGTGTACGCACATAAATCAACATAATATATCTCCTAATCGAATATGTTTATTATACTCGACTATTCACTGCATGGCAATAGGTATGTTGTAAAATAACAACACAAGATTAATTGAAGTGTCTATCTTTTTTTCTGGCCGGTTTCTGATAATCTTCATATCCTCTGAAATCATAATCTTCATAATTAGATTTCTTCCGTGAGGATTTTTGCTCATACTTCTTCTTTTTTCTAGGTTGGAAGTCCGCACCTTCTTCGTAATCATAATTACGAAATTTTCCAAAAACTTTAGACACTTTAACTAATCTCCTTATTTGATAATCTCATAGGTCGTAAATATAACGCCACGAATACGTGCTTCTGGCATATCTTGCATGTTTCTTTCTGAAACAAAAATTATATTTGATATTGGATAACACAATTTAACAAGTTTTAATAGATTGCATGAAGTTCCATCAAAATCATTGAATCTAAAAACTTCATCCACAAATGGAAAGCTTTCAATTACTTCCCTTCTTTGGTCATATGTGTTTTTTGCACCACCTCGACATAATTCCATATATGAATCTGAATGTACACCAACAATTAACCAATCACCTTTGGCCTTACAGGCTTTAAGTAATGCAAAATCAACATAAGTTAAAGGATCATACTCACCAGCTATAACAATTATGTTTTCTTTTTTTGTCATGGTAACATGTCGGGAAATGCCTCTTTTACAAATTTATAATCCAAGCCTTTAACACCTAAATCTTTTTGGAAGATACCAAGTAGTACTTCTGCTTCTCTAGGTTCAATTGATTCTAACATTTGAATCAACAATTCATTTCTACGTGATTCATTTAATTTTTCTGCTGTTGGATCGCCAACCATAAACATATACAGCCTACGAATCTGGCCATTTAAACTATCATGTGTAATACCAGGTAACATATCTGTTGGTACTCTATAATTTTCTGGTAATTCTTTTATTTTCCACTGTATAGTAGGATGATAGGCCAATCTCAACACATCAACTAACGTTTGTGTAAGATTTTTAGAAATTACATCCATACGTTCTTTTTTATTCTTAGCTAACTCAAATTCATCAAACACTTCATATAACGATTTCATTAAAATTCCCCAATAACATCTATTAAACTTTTCAGTTTGTTTGTAATCAAATAATCCAGTATTTTACCCTTAGGTGCTGGCTTCGTTTCTTCATAAGTATTTATAATTTTGGTCTGTATGTCACCTGGTATGTTTCTCAGGTCAATCAGTGTTTGGTTGCGTGAAAAACCAATACGTGCATTTTCATCTTCATAGTTACCATATTCTTGTGACATGAATTTGGTTAGTTTGGCCTCTGTCATCACCTTTTGACGAATTTCACGGACAAAGGTATCACTTGATGAAAGAATGTTTGGAATGCCATCACCCTTATCACCATGTATGATTTTCTCTTTCAACTCATCCATTGGATTCTTGGAAATAAGAAATTTCTTCTGTGCAGGATTGTATTGTTTGACTGTAAATTCACTTCGACCATTATACATTTGTAACTGTAAGAAGTCGCCATCACTTGAGATGATTAAAACGTTTTCGTGCATGATATGACGAGGCACAAGTGTACCAATGATATCATCAGCCTCTGCACCATCAACATCAATAACTTTATATGGGAAATTGTCTCTGAGTTCTTGCTTGAATTTGGTAAGCATATCAAAGATTAAATGCCAGTCGAGCTCGGACTTCTCTCTGGATTTTTTACGGCCGGCTTTGTAGAAAGGAAAGAAATCCTTGCGCCAGTATTTACGGTTGTCAGCACACAACACAACCTCACCATATTCTTCACGGAAGTTCTTTAGGTGAGTCCTGAGTATGTTCAGGACCATGTGTCTAATAAGACCTTCTTCTAATTTAACACCTTTTTGACTGGCAATTTGTGCCATCAGTCCGGCTAGTAATACCTGGTTAAGGTCAACAAGAATCATAATAACTTTCAGTTTAAGATATGTGTATTGTACTACATTGCTGCAAACTTGTCAAGTGCATCTTGGTAAAATTCAGGTGAGGTCGTGGTTTTCTTGGCAATGATGCCATACCAACCGTTTGGTATTAATCCAGAAATGTATTCTCTAGGATCCGACAATACCGCATCAAAGGTATCAAGTTTATCAACTTTACCGGTTTCCTCATCGGTTTGAAATAGTATTACGTGCCACCATGGCCCAACAAGTGTTTCTTCCATTGGTATTCCAGGATTTTTGTATATATTTGATATAATGTTTATCTCATCATCTTCTTTCATTGGTAGAAAAAACAATGCGTCATAATCCACAATATCTTTTAAAAAATCTAGCATTGCAATCCTTTAATATGTGATTTTCTTACTCTGACCATAATCCATGAATTGTAATAGTCATCCGTCTCCAGAGCACCATTTACAAACTGTTCTTTGGCCTCAAGATAACCACATTCACCTTTACTTTTGCATAAATGAATTATTTTTCGGCTAAACGAATCTAGTCCGTGTATTATAACATCTTTTTTCAATTCCTCGTTACTTCCGTAGTAAGTTTGCCAGTCTGAAGAAACTTTGAAACGTTTCTTCTTACCTTTTACTTGTCTAGTCTTTGAGGAGTAGAAAAACTTTTTACCAATGTATTTTTTGTTCGTCACACTGTTGGTTATAAGATACACAAATCCGTAGTTGTCACCAATTAAGTCTTCCGTAAATTCTTTATTTTCGTATATCCAGTTTAGTCCCATTTTTCATCATCATTGAGTTCATCATCCTCTATATATTCTTCTTCGGACAATGAATCAATGTGTTCGCCACAAAATGGGCAAAACTCGGGTAAATCTTCTGATACTAGTTCTTCCATATAATTTACCTCAAAACTAGATTCACAACTATTACACTCTGCTGTTATTTCTCTTGTTGTCATTTGATTTCCTTTATTTCCAATATTTTGAATAATCTATATTGTTCCAATATTTTTCGTTGTTTCTATTCCAAAAATTTTTAATGAGATACCAGGCCATACCAAAATATCCCATCTTTTCAAATCTTCTACTATCTTGGCCAAAATAATGATTCATTAGTTTGAATTTTTCGATATCATATTTTTGCGATAAGAAAAAGTCTTCACTTGTTCCATGCTTTTCCTCAAAACCACCAAGTTCAAGAAATTTCTCTGTACGTGTTAACATGAAAGCACCAACTGCAAAAGGTGAGAAATGTTTCATCATATTGTTAATTGCATTAAATAACATGAAACCTATTTGTGCTCTTTTATCACCATCATAACATTTAACATATAATCCAATTAAATCTAAATTGTTTTTTTCTATTTCATCAACACAATCAGATATAACTGTATCGGAGAAAAATCTCACATCACTATCTATAAACAGTATATATGGCGTTGTGACAAGTTTGGCTCCATTATTTTTTGCAACAGAAACTGGGCCACCTTCAATCACTTCAACATTCAACGACCATTTCAATGCTTGAATAACTTTTCGTGTATCGTCTGTCGAACAATCAGCAATAATGATTCTGGTATTACCTATGTTTTGCTGGCGCAGATGCATTAACAAATGTCCAATGTAATCTTGTTCATTTTTACAAGGTACCACTATAGTGATTTTATTCTGCAACATCATCGCTCTCCTGTGTCCAAGTTACTATTTCCCAACGACCATCGTGGTGTTCAACTAATGCAGTACAAGATTCAACCCAGTCACCATCATTCATATACATCACACCGTCAATTTCTTTGATTTCAGCGTGATGTATGTGGCCACAAATCACACCATCAAATCCTCGCTTCTTGCAATATTGGGCAAGATTCTTTTCAAAATGAAATATAAAATCTACTGCTTTTTTGACCCGTTGTTTAAGGAACAGGCTAAGGCTAAAGTACCCAAAACCCATACGGTGACGAATCCAATTAATCCTAGTATTGAGTCCAAGAATGAAATCATATGCTTTGTCTCCTAATATTGCTAACCAAGGTGCTAATCTAGTGATACCATCAAATAAGTCTCCGTGTACTACGAGATAGTGTTTGCCATCTATACCAATATGTTCTGTTTGATTAGCCACTTCTATCAAACCAAACTCTATATTATACTGGATAAAAGGCCTTAGAAACTCATCATGGTTGCCGGCAATGTATATAACTTTAGTTCCACGTTTGGCATGACCAAGTATTCTGCGGACAACATTTGTATGGCTTTGTTTCCAACGCCATTTGTTTTGTTTGATTTTCCATGCGTCAATAACATCTCCAACAAGATAAAGTGTTTCACAACTATTATGTTTTAGAAAATTATTAAGTTTATTTGCTTGACTATCTTTTGTACCAAGGTGTACATCACTAATGAATATACTTTTATAGGTTTTCATTTAGTTAGCCCAAACATCACCCCAGTCACCTGATAATGCACCCTTTGCATAATCGGTTGCACGGTTCTCAAAGAAGTTTGTATGTGTTGGTGCGTTAATCATTTCCTCAACCCATGGAAGAGGATTCTTTTTTACTTTAAAAATGCCTTTAAGACCAAGAGATATAAGACGCCTGTCAGCAATATAACGGATATACTTCTTGACATCTTCACTAGATAGACCGTCCATAGCGCCCATAGAAAAGGCGAGGTCAATAAACTTATCTTCCAACTCGACCATCTTTTCTGCAATGCTATATATACGGCCTTTAAGTTCATCGTTCCATATCTCTTTGTTTTCCTCTATATAGGTACGGAACAATTTAATCATTGATTCGGCGTGCATTGTTTCATCAACAATAGACCAAGTAACAATCTGTCCCATACCTTTCATCTTGCCTGTACGAGGAAAGTTAAGCAACATAATGAAAGAGGAGAACAACTGCATCCCTTCAGTGAAAGCACTGAACACGGCGATATGGGTTGCAGTTGAGGCGGCATCACCATTCTTAGAAGAAATGTCTAACACATAATCATGTTTGTCTTTCATTTCTTGATAATCTAAGAATTGGTTATAAGTTGCTTCTGGTAAACCAAGAGTTTCGATAAGGTGACTGTATGCTGCAACGTGTAGTGCTTCACGAGCAGCAAAACCCATCAACATCATACGAACTTCTGGTTGAGGAAAGTATGGAAGATAATTCTTTACATAACCACCGGCCACATCAATATCACCTTGTGTAAAGAATCGGAATATGTGTGTAAGAAATTGTTTTTCTTCTTTGGATAGTTTTTTCTTCCAATCTTTAACATCTTCCATCATTGGAACTTCGGTATGAAGCCAATGTGATTGTTCATGTTTCAACCATGCATCATAGGCCCAAGGATAGTTGAATGGTTTAAATGAATCTCTTGTATCCGTTAATCGTGTATCTATTTTCTTAATCATACTGACGCCCACACTTTCAACTCCGAAACTGTTTTGGATCCAACTAATCGTTTAATTTCAACTGCACCATCCATTAAAATTAAAGTTGGCACACCTCGAATGCCGTATTCAACAGCAAGTTCTGAATGTGTGTCGATATCAATCACCTCAATCGGTAATGATAAATTGGCTTCTTCTAAATTCATTGCTAATGATTTGCATGGACCACACCATGATGCGGTAAATCTTAATATTCTTTTCATCTATCTCTCCATTAATTCGTTTACAAAATCTAACAACAAGGTATGATGAACACCTTGGTGATATTTTCCTTTTAACCAACTGTAACTATCGTACCAGAATTGTTCACTCTCAGGATGACAACCTATTAGACCAATTCTATTTTGTATGATAGCCATATTGTCACCATTACTATATGTTGCAATAGTTTCATATGGAGACATATCACCACCAACTAAAGCACAACCATCATAGAAAAACATATTGTATGATTGATTTTTCCACATAACAGGCATATTCTTTGCATGAGGTCTTTTTGTACAAGTATTAGGCCTTTTAATATATTGTACCGCATCTACTTTGTCAAGTATGTTGAAGTAGTCTTTACCTGCCCAATATGCACCCATGCAAATACCAAGATACTTGCCGCCTCTTGCTACAAAATCAACCACAACATCTTTATTATTTTTCAGTATGGTATCGTATGAATCAGAATCACCGAAACCACCTGGAAATGCAACCATATCAACATCATCAAAAAAACCTTGTTCAACTTCATTCTTTGAAAATAGTTTAAAGTTGTAATTTCCCGATAATGCCTTCATCACCCCATTGGATGATTGTATGGAACACTTTGGGTCACATACAAATAAAGCAATCGTTTTCATTTAACCCTCACATGCTATACAATCATTCCCTTGTGCCACTTGAACCATATCAAGTTCTTTAATAACTTGGCGTTCAATCTTCTTAGATACTTTATCTGCTTTGCCAATCTTTTCTGAACGGCAATAGTAAAGTGTTTTCAATCCTTTTTTCCATGCCATAAAATGGATGGCGTGAATGTATTTGATGTGTGCATCTGGACGGAAGAACAAATTCAATGATTGAGCTTGGTCAATATATTGTTGACGGTCAGCAGCCAATTCAATAACCCAACGTTGGTCAATTTCCATAGATGTTTTGAATACTGCTTTTAGATTTTCATCCAACCATTCTAAATGTTGAACAGAACCATCATTTGCAATAATAGATGACCAAATCTCATCATATTCCATTCCCAACTTATTACCAACAGGAGGTGAATCACAATATTTTTTAATGACCTTATCCAACCAACGATTTTTGTTTAGAAAAGCGCCCGATAGAGTGTCTTGCCTGTAAGCGTTAGCACGATAAGGCTCTACAGAAGGGCTAGTATTTCCCATGATGATAGAAGAAGAAGCATTTGGAGCAATAGCCATAAGGTGGCTGAAGCGCTGGCCAGAGCTAGCAGCATCAGGAGCGGGACCTCGTATTTGACCAAGAATTTGGTTAGCATCATTCAATCCTTCTCTAATATGTTTAAAAATTTGATTGTTCGTAACTTTTGCCATCACACCTTCAAATGCAATACCTTTTCGTTGTAGATAAGCGTGAAAACCTAAGGCACCAATGCCAATACTACGCTCACGGCTAGCAGAGTATATAGCCCTGGAAATGGTATCAGGTGCATGAGTAATAAAAAACTCCAGAACGTTATCGAGCATTTCAGCAACATCCCTAAGGAACAAAGGTTCATTTTTCCATTCATCATAGTACTCCAAGTTTAGTGATGACAAACAACATACTGCTGTACGGTCTTTGTCCGTTGGAAGAATAATTTCAGAACAAAGATTTGATTGGTGAATCTTTAGTCCTAAGTCTTTTAGAAACTGAGGCATCATTCTGTTACTTGTATCAATGAAGTGAATGTAAGGTTCACCTGTATGCATACGTAATTCTAAGATTTGTTGCCATAGATGTTTGGCCGACACAATCTCTCTTGCTTCACCAGAATGTGGATCTCTCAATTGCCAATCATCATTCGCTTCTGGATCCAACATACAGTTTTCAATCAACTGCATAAAGTCATCTGTGATATTAACACCGTGGTGTAGATTCATACACCGAACATTAGGATCACCGGTGGGTTTACGCATCTCTAAAAATGATATAATGTCGGGATGACTGATATCAAGATAAGCAGCATAACTTCCACGGCGAGTACGACCCTGACGGTAAGCAAGAGATGAAGCATCGTAAATTTTGAGGTGCGGCATAACACCAGTACTCTTGTCGTCTGTACTGCGTATACCAAAGCCAATACCAACACCACCGCCAAGCATAGAAAGCCAATTAGTTTCGCTAAGATTATCAACTAGACCCTCCGCTGTATCTTCAATATAGTTGAGAAAACACGAAATAGGCATACCACGCTTAGAACGGCCATAGCTAAGAATTGGAGTACTAAAACTGAGCCAATGATTAGAGGCGTAATTGTAAATGCGCTGAGCGTGTTCCGGATTACTTCCAAATGACGATGATACATATGCAAACCTTTGTTGTGGTGATGTTTCATCATCACGCATGTAAGATTCTTTCAACCTTAACTTACCTAATTCATCAAATAGTTTATCTTTTTCTAAGTCTATTTTGACACCCATGTATTCCATATTGTTTACTTTCTTATAATTGTTTTAATATCAGGTGGTGTCCAACCTTCTGGTTTTAGTACCTTACCATCTTCTCTTTTTAATACTTTACCACCTTCAGAAATTTTGGCCAAATTGCTACGTGCAACTTCGTTCCAAACTTCTTGTTGTGGTATATTGAGTGTGTGTTCTAAACCCTCAATTACCCATTTCAAATCAGCACAAGCATCAGCAATCTCTACGGGGTCTCTGTTGCCATATGCTGTAATAAGTTCCCTAAATTCTTCCATTATCAGGTCTACATACAGTTCAGATTGTGGTCCAAAATCTCTTGCCTTTTGGTCACATGCATCCATAAAAACTCTTACATCATTCTTACTGTCCATTGGTGTACTCCTTAATCATGGGGAAAATTGGCTCAATGGCATCAGCACAGGCCAATGCAACATCTTGATGTTCTTTCTGTGTCCCGTTTGCGCTTCGTAGTTGTATATAGTGAACCCAAGAACGAAGCGTTCCATTCATATACAAACGTGAACCTGTCATACCCTCTGGTAATACTGCTCTCGCCTGTTCTTTTGCAATACCATTTTTTAATGCCCATTCGTAAGCTTCTGTTACATGATAAAGTACTACATCTTGCATCATTGCCCATTTCCCTTGCAATACTTCATTATCAGTTTCAATACTATTCTGACGATTCTTTGTATCCTGTAACCGACAGTCCCTTAATTCAAATCCTAACTGGGACGCATCAGCATA